CCTCCAGATTAATATCCAAAGAATCCTTGGGAAATTCAATTTCATCCCTAAAATTCTGATCTCGATAATAATCATTGATGATCTGATAATATGCACGAAATGGCAATTGAGAGACTGGAGTTGCAATACTACTTTCCGAGGGATATTGACCAATAGGAATGCCAAGATAATCTGCGAGAGAACCCTCAGTAAACCTAGATGCAAAAAACTCATTATCACCAATAAATTTGGGGTGATTGGGTTCAAGATTACCTGTCCTTCCTCCAGTGATGAAATCTTGCCAATCATCCCAAATAATACGATTGGGAACAAAGAAAAAATGCGCATACGCATTAATACGATGCATTACCGGTGCAAGAAGAGCCTGCATGCGGATCAAAGTTTCCATATTTATGTTAAACTTATCACCAGGAAGTGTTTCCATACATAAAAACGGAACTAACTTCCCCATATCCATGGTCAATTTCACCTCATGACTAAGATCGTGCATAGCACGCTTCGGCTTTTTTAGCCGAATCATTTCAAACTGTTTCATAGTTTTTGATTAAGTTTTGATTTTTGTTTAAACTTCCGGTTAGCCTCCTCAATTTGCTGTTGCTTATAAACAAAATACGACTGACCGGGATACTTTTTTGAAAATTCTAAGAACTCATTTACATCATAAAGATCGGAACACATACGCATAGATTTTCGCTCTTCATCTGAATATAGTTTATCCTTATAAAATCGAGGCAATCGCTTTTTAACCTCAAATTCCTGATAAAAAGAGCGATTAATATTACCCTCATGGTAATCTTTCATCCTTTGAATATAATTGGCGCCAATGCCTGGTTTTCTGGACATTAAAGTAAATGAGGGATTTAAAGAAAGAGGAAAATTACCCCTATTAACGTGGTACTTGGAAATATAACCTATTGTTCTATCATTTGCTAAAAAAACAGACACATTTCCAAAATACCAAGACTTTTGAATTAATTCAAAATCTTGCAACGAAAGCCCAAAAAAAATAACATGGTAATGCGCTCTATGCGTACGACTTCCATACTCACCTACAGCATAGTATCTGAACTTAATTTTTTTTCGCAAACGCTTAAAAAAATCCTGTAGGTGCTTCTTATTAACTCCATCAGAAGGCAAATGTTGATCATCATAAGTTAACGTTACAAACAAAGAAGAATCATATTGCTTAGATTCCTCAATCAAACGTATTACCCAATCCTGCCTTCTGTTACCAAGACAGGAGGAACAAACACCACAAGGGATCATAATTCGATCCTTAGAAAGAACCCCGACCATTTGGTCGGGGTAACGAAATAGGAGTTAAACACATCATAATGGTTTATATGAATCAATTAATACCTCCACACCTTCGACTAAATGCAATTTAAAGCGTGCCGGGTTTTCCTTATCTCTTAACATCCGATACATCTTACCTTTCAGACTTAAAAGATTTTCCAACTCTAATTGTTTATCCTTATCAACACTAGTACATACATAATAGCCATCTTTTCTAACATCTTCCATAATTTATAAAAATAAATTCATTATTATCATTAAAACTCCATACATCCTGCTCAAAGAACACAGGAATATCAATTCGACTAGAGCAACTCCGATCAACGAAAGTTGCTACCCAAATAGTTTCCATTACAACCTTATACCCCCACGGCTAACTTTTACATACTGGGGTTTTCCACGTCTACGACGTCTAAACGAACGGCTCGACTTACGAAAGGAGCCACGACGAAATTTTTTCATACTATTCACTTGTTAAAGTTTGAATTAAACGAGCATACAATTTCCACCAACCGCTTTCACTTCCGGTCATACCGAACTTTGATAAAGGTTTTTTAACATCGCCCTGCGTTTCCAATAGATCATTCCTTACTTTAAGATTCCGAGACTCTTCGGGAAACAACGCAGCGTGTAGTTGCATAAGCAAATTACGTAATTCAACGTTTTCAACCTGATGGGGCAAAAGTTCAGATTTAAGCTGATTATCCAGCCTTTTCGACTTTAAATTTTCTGGATACAATCCACCTTCAATGGTGTAATCCTGGTAAGCATCAAGGAGTTTCTGCTTAAATAAGGCAATCTGGGAATCAGCAATCTCTGCTTTTACACGGGAATCCGTTTTACCCTGACCTGCCATAATTCCTAGATAAATCCTTTTTACATCCTCAGTTAATCCCTTTGCGAACGACAACTCAGAATCGTTTTTTGTCTTGTCAATCTGTTCGTCTTTTAGTTCCAGTTCCTTTTGAGATAACCTAAAACGCTGGACGCTATCCATTACATTTAGTAAACTCGGCAATTGTATACCAGAAGCAATATTCTCCATACGCGGAGCATGATACTGCGGGGCTGAAACAGTTGTATTTCCGGAACTTGAAGTACCATTCCCATAAATTAACATAGGATTTAAGCCAGCATCTCGATACCTAGCCATTTGATTCTTGGGCAAATTATACTCATTTTCTGCTGCCCACATTTTAAGATTCTGTTTATACTCCTGTCTAGCAAGCTTCTTATTTGATGAGTTTGACATCCATCCACCTGCTAGTGAACCAAGAGTATCAAGAAGAGCCATAAACGTAAATTAAATTAAATAAAAGAAAATCAATAGTTTGCAATAAACTAATAAACTCATATGTCAAAGAACTAACACAAATATAATAAATAATATTATATAAAGTGTCACTTAGCACTAATATTATCAAGTAAATATTAGTGAAAGAAAAAGCGGTGCACTTGCACCGCTTCGCGATCAATCAGAGTCAACTGCTTTGCCTTCGACTCTTTGCTCATCCACTTCGTTCCTTCGCTTATCGTCTCGGCTTGCAGATGCCTCTGCGTTTTGCGACTTCGTCGCATTTAGCAGCTGCTCTTCTCGAGCAAGCTGCTGATTATTAAGAATTTCATTCTTAATACGTGACACATCTGACAAATCAAAGTCAGGACGAAGAGTTTCGTCAACCTCTTCGATATCATCAAAATAAACTGATCTACCACCAGATACAGGATTACCTAAGGTAAACCTCTGAATAATATCTCGTATGCTTAAAGCCTGATTGGGTACAGTCATTGACTCACCAGTAACGACCTCAACAGGCTTATTCAAGGAACTTATGTTCCTAGCCTCATAAACATTAATTATTTCCATAGAATCAATATTGCGTTATAAAAAATCAATTTCTAAAAAGAGCTCTATAAATTGGCTCTTTTTTTCAATTTTTTATAACCTGTTATTAAATAGGGTCTCCAAACTTTGGAACAGGCCTAAAAGCATGAATACTTAGGTACAACTGAACAAGCAAGGCGCCAGAATCTTCCTCAATTACAGGGTAGATTCTTGTCGTAGGATCTGCAGTGACAAAATTATTGTTCAAAAGAGGCAATGCATTAAAGATTCTTCCCATGTGATAAAAAGACTGGGAAGTCCTCATTTTTCCCCTTACAACATCCGGTGCATAGCGATACTCGCTATAGCGTGGCTGATATCCAAATACGCCTTCATCATTAACTTCATTACTGGATAAATATATCTCACGATTATACAATTCTTGTTCTCCAATATGCGCGAATTGTGGCCAGAAGTAATCAAAACGATCGAACTTCGAGAAAATACGGGGAAGCCCCTGTTGATAAGCCGTTCGAGGCATAACAGATATAATGCCAATAATAAATCCATGTTCTTCAAAGTACTTAGAGAAGCTAGACATATCACCACCCAATATGCCTCTACCGGCTATATTACCTTGTGGTGTCTGATTAGTCTCAGAAGTCTGTAATACCTCACCAATTCGCATTGGCAACTTTCCGCCACCAATATACTCCGCGCGCTGAAGACGCGCGTCGCTAGATTTTACACCAAAAATTGCTAAAATCTGCTCAACATAACGATAACCTGCTCTCATCATGGTTTCCATCCAGCGTTGAAGAGCATATGATCTCCTAAGGTCGTTAATTGTAGTAGAAGAAGCTGCACTCAAATCTGCGACAAAATTAGAATCAGCTTGCAGGTTAGCTGAATTTCTCAACTCAGCCGGAATATCTGGGGCACCAGAATACTTCAACTTTCCCTGACTATCAGTACCAAAATACTGCAAATTCTTGACAGAAAGTCCAGTAACAGGATCAACAACATACGGACGACCAGAAACAGGAGCATCTCCAGTAAGAGGAAGAAGAACCTGATCCCCTCTTTGCGCTGAAGGAAGAGCAGAAGTAAAGTAGTCCTTTTCCCAACACCTTGTATATAAATCAGTTAGAAGACCACTGTAACCCTCCAGATTAATATCCAAAGAATCCTTGGGAAATTCAATTTCATCCCTAAAATTCTGATCTCGATAATAATCATTGATGATCTGATAATATGCACGAAATGGCAATTGAGAGACTGGAGT